AATTCAAATCCAACAAAACCTTTTGTTACAAGAATTACAAACTATCAAACAACATCTCCAACATTTGCAACATACACTTTGTGGAATAGTATAAATGGTCAAGAAAGACCTGCAGGTGGAAATTGTTTTTACCGTTTATTCTTTATTGGTCCAGATACTTCAAATAATTTGTATTGGTTACAAGCAAATGATGGAACATCAAACGCAGCTGTTACCGTATATAAAATTACACCTGGAACAGCAGTGGGAACAAATCCGGTAACTGTAATGGATCAATTTACAGCTAATGCCACTGGTATTACCAATATAAGAATTTCACCAAGTAATATTAGAAGAGATGTGTCCAACAATTGGTATACTTTTTACACACATCAATGGGATAGCAATGGTAATTTACAACCAATTCGTTATCGATTTAATCCGGTTGCTCAGAACGTTCTACCAACACTTTGTACACTTACACATCCGGCAGGAACAGATTCATTAACATATACTGCAAGAATGGGTACAAATGGAGCAGATAATGCAAATAACTGTAATCCATGGATGCATAGACCAATGCAATTTACATCCAATGGAAATACATATGTTACTTTCTGGTTTGCTGACCAAGCAGCTAGTTTGGTTGGTGTTTCTTCTGGTACAAGTCGTTGGGCCACCAGAAATCAAAGAACAATGATGACTTATCGAGCAGATAGTGCAGCAAATGATTCTAACTTAATTTATCATAGTTCATATTATTTTGGATCTGTATATGATATTCCTAAGAATTTTATGCCTGTTGATGCAAACGGTACGACAATGATTGTTCCTTCAGCATTCAAGACACAATTCTTCCGTTGGAATGATACAACTGGTTGGTATATTGGTTCTACCTATAACACAGAATTCCGTTCTATTGGTTTGGATTCTACCGGTAGAATTTGGGGTTATGCAATGGATAAAAATAATGGTAACATTCACATTATTTCTCCAACTATTCCTGTAAACGTATCCGTTGTGATGTCAAATACAAACTTCACATATACCGGTACAACATTGTCACCTACAGCAACAGTTAATGCTTATGATTATTTTGGTAACCGTTTGGCTGCCAACGTAACATTGACCATTGATGGTACTACAATGTCGTTTGCTACAAATAGTTCAAAAACTTTGACATTAACAACAAGTAATACAACTGATACTATTGTAACGTTGTCTATTGCTGGTGGTGGATTAAATAATATTTACGCTGCAATTAGCGTATAGTATTAAATGCCTCTTGCAACAGGCCTACCAGTATCTACAGCAGCGGTAACTACAACTGCCGTTGCTGTAGTAAAAACTACTGCGCCAAATACTACTAAAGATTCCAATTCTGGAAGTAATTCTTTTTCTGTAGTAACAAATACAAGATATAATTTTAATTCACTATTAAATAGTAATGTTGTTTCGTCTATACTTCCCGTAGCAAACACCAAAACAGTACTTCCTACGGTTGAAACGATTGCCGTCATTGGAAATTTTAATCCCCAACAACAATATGGAAATACAGTTGTTATAACAAATCAACAATATAATATTGGAGCTTTTTCACCTAATAATTATATTATACCAACTTCAACATCTTTTGTAGCAAACACCAAAACTGTACTTCCTACTGTAGAATGGTTGTATACAGTTGGAAATAATAATCAACTACAACAATATTCAAACACAACAGTAATAACAAATAATCTATATTCTTTAGGTGCACAGACCAATCCAACAATTTTAACTAATATAAATTTTGTTGCAAACACAAAAACAACATTTAATGTTTCTGCAATTGGCGGCCAAGTGTTAAGGTCTGTTATTGTTCCAACATTTAGTAGTGATGTTTTAAACTTTTTTATTGGTACATATTATCCAACTGTAAACAGTTTACTTAAAACCACAACAATTAATGATTTTCCATCTAAACCATATACAATAAAAAATTCTTTTACCGTTGTAACAAATAATAATGTGGTTTATGGTGCAAATACTGGTTCAAATTCTGCATTAGGAGTAACATATGTTCCAGCATATAGTACAACAATTAATGATTTTCCATCTAAACCATATACAATAAAAAATTCTTTTACCGTTGTAACAAATAATAATGTGGTTTATGGTGCAAATACTGGATCCAACGCAGTACCAGGAATGACTTATATTCCAGCATATAGTACAACAATTAATGATTTTCCACAAAAACCATATAAAGCAATAGGTAGTGCTTCCGTAGTTACATACAAATTTTACACTATGCCTACAATTGTGTACAATAGCAGTTCTCAATATTGGTTGAGTGGTCTTAAAGTAGATACTGCTGCATACGCCAATTCAATATATTTGATCAAATCTGGTTTTGCGTCCTCAGTAACAAACTACTACGGAACTGGTGGCGGATTTGATCCTAACAGCCCATATTTGGGAGCTTCTACAGCATACTGGAGTTAATCACCACCATTTTAACCTACCTAAATAGGTAATAATTTAGAGGTGTTAGAATGGCAAACATAACAAACAGACAAGAATTTAAAGATTATTGCCTTCGTAGGCTAGGTTTTCCTGTTATCGACATTAATGTGGACGATGACCAAGTGGAAGACCGTATTGATGATGCGTTACAATATTGGCAGGATTATCACTTTGATGGTTTACAAAAAGTATATTACATCAAAGCTGTAGGCCAAACAGAAATTGACCAGAAATATATTGACTTGTCAGATACAAGAGATGCTGACGGCAATCCAATGGAAATTGTTGGTATTTCTCGTATATTTCCTGTTTACGATTCACAGGCATCCATCAATATGTTTGACCTAAGATATCAACTTAGATTAAACGAACTATACGATTTCACTTCCGCTTCATACATCAACTATACACTTACACAACAACACCTTCGTTCATTGGAGTTAATGTTCTCTGGTGAAGTTCCTATTCGTTACCAAAGACATATGCAAAGATTGTATATTGATTGGGCATGGGGATCAAGTCAAGCTGGTGCCGGTACTGTTGTGGTAGCAGAAGCCTATGCCGTTATTAATCCAGATGTATATTCGAAAGTGTGGACAGACCGTTGGTTAAAAGAATATGCTACGGCTCTTATTAAAAGAACTTGGGGAAATAACCTTAAAAAGTTTTCTGGTTTACAATTACCAGGTGGTGTTCAGTTAAATGGAGATAAAATTTACCAAGAAGCTGAAGATGAAATCAAAGGTTTAGAAGAAGAAATGTCTACTCAGTATTATTCACCTTTAGAATGGTTCATGAACTAATATGGCCACATCGGTATATTTTAATAATTATAATTCAAAAGTCGAGCAAAGATTATTTGAAGATTTGATTGTCGAATCTATTAAGATAATGGGATTCGATGGTTACTATTTACCAAATGATAATGATGCTGCTCGTGATTTGTTATTTGGTGAAGATCCTGTTAAGAAGTTTCAATCAGCTTTTCCTCTTGAATTATATCTATCAAGTGCTTTGGAATACCAAGGCGAGAAAGAATTCTTTTCTAAATTTGGTCTTGAAATTAAAAACAATGTTCAAGTCATTGTGTCAAGACGTTCTTTTGCACAACGAGTGCCACAAAATGTATTTCAAAGACCAAGAGAAGGCGATTTAATTTATATACCTTTCTTAAATGGTACTGGTGAATTATATGAAATTACTTTTGCTGACCAAGACAAAGACTTTCATTCATTAGGTCGTGTAATGCCATATTTCTATGAATTACATCTTGAGAAATTCAAGTTCTCTAATGACTTTATTGAAACTGGTGTGGCAGGTATTGATGATGTTGCCACATTTACATCTTATCAAATCAATTTGGAATTACAAGCTGGCGGCACAGGAAACTTTGAAAAAGGTGAGGTTGTATATCAAGCACCAGACAACACACATGCAAATGCTACTGTTGTTGGTATAGTACAATCGTGGGATAATCCTACAGCAAATCTATCCGTTTCAAATATTGCTGGTGAATTTACATCAGGTCATCTTGTTGTTGGTGCCACAAGTAATGCTAGATTTAACTTAACAACATTTGATCCATTAAAAGAGAATCTAAGAGATGATTCAAATGATAACTGGATTATTGAGCATCAAGCCAATTCAATTATTGATTTTTCAGAATCTAATCCGTTTGGAAACATATAATGGCCAATACATTTTATAATCGTACAATTCGTAAGTTGGTTGTAGGTTTTGGTAATCTATTCAATGATATTACTTTGGTTCGTTACAATCCAGATTTGACAGAAGCGGAAAGAATGATTGTACCAATTATCTATGGTCCAAAAGAACTGTATGTAAAAAGATTGGAAGAAGATCCAACATTAGGTAAAAAAGTTCAAACTAATTTACCTAGAATGTCATTTGAAATGAATGGATTTACTTACGATGCTTCTAGAAAACAAAATACAAACATTAAAAATTTTGCACAAACATCTACAGGTTTAGTATCCCAATACAATCCAGTACCATACAATTTTGATTTTTCTTTATATGTTTATGTTCGTAATATTGAAGATGGTACACAAATTATTGAACACATTTTATCTTATTTTACACCAGACTATACAATCAAATTAAATATGATACCTGAGATGGGTATTATTAAAGAGATTCCTGTTGTGTTAAATAGTACCACACAAGATATAGATTATGAAGGTGATTGGCAAAGAGGTACAAGAACAATTATTTGGACATTAAACTTTACGGTTAAAGGTTATATTTTTGGTAAAATTAATGATTCTTCTCATGGTGTAATTACACATTCTATTACTTCTATTTTAAATAAAATTACAGCACAAGATGAAGTGATGTTTATAATGGACCAAGCAACAGGTTTAGGTGAATATCAAATTGGTGAAATTGTTTATCAAGGTTACTCCGCTGGTACATCAACAGCAACCGCTAAAGTTGTTTTGTGGGAAAACGGTAATTTACACCTAACAAACATCAACGGAAACTTTGTATCTAATTTGCCAATTCGTGCAACAAGTTCAAGTGCAAACTATACATTTACATCATATACACCATTACCACAGAAATTTGCACAAATTGATGTATATGCAAATCAAGATCCGGTTGTTAAAGTTGATGATACAGAGTTCAGAATGGACAGTTCAAATACCAAAATAACGATGGACAAAATTAATATGCCATCCATAATAATAACAGAGAGTTAAAAAATGACAAAACAAGTAATCAATGTCGGCACGTCAGCAAATGATGGAACAGGTGATACACTAAGAGCTGCTGCACAAAAAATAAATTCAAACTTTACAGAAGTTTATGGTACTGCACAAGCTGCCTTTAATGCAGCAAATAATGCCGGTGGTGGAGGTAGTACAATCGATAGTTTTGCAAGAACTAAAGCAAATTCTGCTACAACATTAGCTCAAGCAGCTTTTAATTCAGCAAATACTGCTGCAGCAAATTTAGGTAATGTAAGAATAAATTCAACTACAATTAGTACCGCTCACGCTAGTCAACCTCTTGTATTTAAAACATATACAGCTTCTGGTGATGACAATGAAATTTATATGGGTACAAAAACTGTTGACATTTATGCTTATGACGATGATGTAAATAGTTATTCTGAAATATATTTGGACAATTCCAACACAGTTGACCCACACGCCAATATTGTTATTAAGGGTCAAAATACCGATGAAAAAGTTTGGTCATTTGGTTCAGATGGTTCTTTACAACTTCCAATATCTGGTGACATTCTTAATAGCAATGGTGATAGCGTATTAAACACAAATGTTACTCAATTGATTGGTAATGAATATAATCCAGGTACCGGTATCAAACGTACAGTTTATACTAATTTTAATGGATATCAAGGTGGTGAAACAACACATCTATACATCTCTCATGATAATGGCCAAGGAATTGGTGTAGGTGACACAATTACTTTCCGTAATGGAGAAGTAAGAACCATCACAGAAGTAAATGATTTTGGTGTTGGTGATTATTATTATCTAGCATGGAATAATAGTGTTTCTGGAGGTGAATTTAATCCTCGTTATCCTGTTACTTTACAAACTGCAGAT